GCAGCTAGTCTGCGGCCGGCAGTTCATGAACTCGCTAGAGGATTCCTCACTAGAGGAATGCAAGCGGGCGATTGAGGACGAGCCATTCCTCGCGGATTACTACGAGGTTGGTGACAAGTACATCAAGAGCAAAGACGGGCGTATCTGGTTTACGTTCGTCGGCCTTGACCGAAGCATTGCGTCCATCAAGTCGAAGGGCCGCATCCTCATCTTGTGGGTTGATGAGGCCGAGCCGGTCACTGATGAGGCATGGAATGTCGTAATCCCGACTCTGCGTGAGGAGGGAGAAGACTGGAATGCTGAGCTTTGGGTGACATGGAACCCGAAGCGCAAGACGGCGGCAGTTGAAAGCCGCTTCAGGAATTCGAGTGATCCGCTCATCAAGGTTGTGCAATGCAACTGGAAAGACAACCCGAAGTTCCCGGAGAAGTTGGAGCGCGAACGGCTGCGTGACCTGGCAGAACGGCCAGACCAGTACGCGCATATCTGGGAAGGCGATTACATCAGCGTTATCTCTGGCGCCTACTTCGCGGCGGCGATCACTTCCGCAAAGGCTGAGGGCCGGATTGGCAAGGTAGCCGCTGACCCGCTGATGACGCTACGCGCGTTCTTTGACATCGGCGGGACCGGCGCAAAAGCTGATGCTGTTGCTATCTGGATAGCCCAGTTCATCGGGCGCGAGATTCGAGTGCTGGACTACTACGAAGCTGTTGGCCAGCCGTTGGCGACTCACATCAACTGGCTACGGGCCAGCGGGTACGAGAAGGCCGGCGTTTGGCTTCCGCACGATGGGGACACGCAAGACAAGGTTCACGACGTGAGCTATGCAAGTGCTCTGCGTGATGCTGGCTTTGCTGTCACAGTGATTCCGAACCAAGGCAAGGGCGCTGCGATGGCTCGCATTGAGGAAGCCCGCAGGCTGTTCCCAAGCATGTGGTTCAACGAGGAAAAGTGCCAGCCTGGCCTAGATGCGCTTGGCTGGTATCACGAGAAGCGGGACGAGAAGCGCGGGATTGGCCTCGGACCAGAACACGATTGGGCAAGCCACGGGGCAGACGCCTTTGGCTTGATGTGCGTGGCTCATCAGCCGCCGATGATGAAGCAGGCACCTTTGAACTACCAAAACAGGCGAACAGCATGAAGAAGATGGACGATGACGAGCTGCTGCGCTTCCTAGAAGCTGAGCACGACTCCGCCTATCACTATTCAAGTTCGCAGATCGCCAAAGAGCGCGAACGGGCCATCCGCGATTACAACCGGATGCCCTACGGGACCGAGGTTGAGGGGCGCTCTAAGGTCATCACGTCGGATGTGTTTGATGCTGTTGAGGGAATGCTTCCTGATCTGCTCGATGTGTTCATCAGCAGTGACAAGGCGGTTGTCTTCGATCCTGTCGGACCTGAGGATGTGGAAGCGGCGGAGGAAGTCACCAACGCCTGCAACCATGTCTTCTACAAGCAGAACAACGGGTTCTTGACGCTCTACACCGCAGCCAAGGACGGCCTGACGCTCAAAACGGGCGGCATCAAGTGGTGGTGGGATGTCAAGCGCACGCCGAAGTGGGAGACGTTCCGGGGCGTCTCTGAAATGCAGTTGGCGGTGTACCTGTCAACGCACCCGAAAGCCGAGCTGATCTCGAAAGAGGAAGACAACGGCGAGGATGAAGCGCAGGGTGAGCGCGAGGTAGAGGCGGAACAGGGCGCGCAGGAGACCGATGCGGAGTTTGGCGAGCAGACCCCGCCGAAGCTGTGGACTGTTCGCATCAAGACGATTGAGGATCGCGGCATCGTCAAGGTTGCGCCGATCCCGCCCGATGAATTGCTGATCAGCAAGAACCACAATTCAATCCTGCTGGATGACTGCGCCTATGTCGCGCACATCACTCAAAAGAGCCTGAGCGATATACACCAGCTTGGCTATGAGGATGTGACGATTGATGATGTCCGCGCGGCCAGCAATGAGCGCAAGACCCAAGACGGCTACTTGCGGGACATGTTCCTCGACCGCGACCGCTTCGACGGTCAGACGGTAGACGATTCGTCTGTTCGTGGCTGGCTGATCGAAGAATACGTGCTTGTTGATTTCGACGGCGACGGCATCACAGAGCGCCGCAAGATCACGCGCCTAGGGAAGCTGATCCTAGACAATGAGGAAGTGAGCCATGTGCCGATTGCGGCATGGACGCCCTACATCCTAACGCACCAGTTCAACGGCTTGTCTGTTGCACAACTGGTGTCTGACTTCCAGCGCATCAGCACCGATATTTGGCGCGCGCAGCTCGATAACCTTGACCTGGCGAACAACCAAGAGACTGTTGTTCTGACCGACTCGCAGGGCAACCCGCAAGCCAACATTGACGATCTGTTGAATCGTCGGCCTGGCGGTGTGCTGCGTGAGAACGTGGCGGGCGCGATCAGGCCCTATGCGCAGCGCTGGCAGGGCATTGAAGCAATGCCGATGGTTGAGATGCTGAACAGCGCCAAGGAGAACCGCACCGGGTGGACGCGCTACAGCCAGGGCCTTGACGCCGATTCGCTGAACAAGACGCGCGGCGGTATGCAGATGATCATGAACGCCAGCCAGAAGCGCATGAAGCTGATGGCCCGCATCATGGCTGAGTGTCTTGTCGCGCCGATGTTCCGTGGCATCTTCAAGACGCTGCAGGACTACTGCATGGAGAAGCTGACATTCAAGCTCTCCAACAAGTTCGTAGCCTATGAGCCGCAGAACTGGCGCGACGGCTTCGATATGATGATCAATGTCGGCCTGGGGACTGGCGACGTGATCCAGCAGGCTGGCTATCTGCAGCAGATCGCGCAAGCGCAGTTCGCATTGATGGGCACCCCGATGGGTGGGCGTGTGGTGACTGAGGCCAATGTGTTCGCGGTGCAATCTCGCATCGCAGAAAACGCTGGCTTCAAGAACCCGGCCGAGTTCTGGACCGACCCGAAGCAATTGCCGCCACCTCAGCCGCCACAGGCCCCGCCTGACCCGCGCGTGATCACGAAACAGATGGAACTTCAGGCCGACGCGCAGAAGTTCCAAGCCACGCAACAGGCCGATCAAGCCAAGTTCCAAGCCGAGCTGCAATCGCAAATGCAGATTGACCAGAACCGGCAGGAGTGGGAGGCCAGGCAGAAGCAGTTGGAGCTTGAACAGCAGGCCCAGCTTGAACAACTCCGCGCGCATTACGAGATGCAGAAGGAAGCCGCACGCCTTGAGTTCGACCGATACAAGGCCGACCTTGATGCGAACGTGAAGCTGACGATTGCACAGCAGCGGGCCATCCCGCAGCCGATGCTATGACGCCCATCGAAGAACAGACCCGGGGTCAGCGCGCATCTGAGCTGCTGGATAACGAGCTTCTGCAAGAGACGCTAGACGCCATCCGCGCTGAAGTGATCAAGCAGTGGAGCGAGTGCCCTGCCCGTGATGCACAGGGCAAAGAGGCGCTTTGGCAGCTCCACAAGATGGCGGAGAAGTTCGAGAACATCCTCAAGGGCTACGTGCAAACCGGAGTCCTTGCGAGTGAGAACCTGAAGCGATACGAAGAACAGTCGAAGCTGTACCGGATGTTCAGAAGCTGAATTCGGCACGGCCGATATGCAGGCGCCCTAGAGGCGCCTTTTTTGTGCCCGAAAGGGTGATCAAGTGAGGTGTTATGGACATCGAACCGCAAAGCGGAATGTCTGTTCTGTTGGCGGCGCTCGGAGACGAGCCCAAAGCCGAAGTGGTTGACGAAACCACCCCTGAACCCGACGAGGGCGAGCAGGAGCAGGCCGAAGGCGTTGAAGACGAAGCCGAACAACCGCAGGAAGACGCGCAGCCTGATCTGATTGATCTGGACGGCAAGAAGCTGGAAATCCCCGAGGGGACGCCTCCGGAGCTTGTCAAGACAGTTCAAAAGATGGCCGCCGACCTGAAAGCGGACTACACCCGAAAGACGCAGGCCGCAGCGGATGCTGAGAAGCACATCCAAGCGACTGTGCAATCCCTCGAACATCGGCAGAAGCTGATGGGCGAGACGGCGGAAACCTGGGCAGACCTTAGGGACGCTCAGAAGCGAGTTGAACAACTCAAAGCCGTCGATTGGACTGCGCTGGCCGACCAAGACCCGGCCCAAGCAACGAGGTTGATGGTGATGTACCAAACCGCGCAAGCGGAAGTGCAAACCAAGGGCTTCGCCTGGCAGCAGTCGTTGAACCAGTTGAACCAAGTAACCGAACAGCAGCGCGCACAAAGCACGGCCGCCCAATGGGAAAAGGCCGCGACTGAGGCGCGTAAAGCACTCGGGCCGCAGTTCAGCGAGAAAGCAAACATAGCCGCTCAGAAGTGGATTCAAAAGAAGGCCGGAACGTCGGACATGGGGGCCATTGTTGGCCGCTTCGCTGACCCGGTAGTCCTTGAAGCCATCGTGAAGGCGGCGCAATGGGACGCCGCGAACGGCAAGCCCATGCAAAAGGTTAGCGAAGCGAAACCCACGGTCAAACCGTCAGCACCGCAGCCGAAGCGTGAAAACAAGTCGGCGCTTGAACGGTTGAAGACAACCGGACGCGCTGAACACTTCATCAATTTTCTGTAAGGCAGAACCGAAATGGCACAACCAACCAATACCTACGATTCCTATGACGTGACCGGCAACCGTGAAGACCTGCAAGACAAGGTCTACATGGTTTCGCCTGAGAAGACCCCTGTCTCGTCGGCCGGCCGACGCTTCACCGCAAAAGCCAAGTTCCACGAATGGCAGCGCGACAACTTGGCGACCCCGAACAAGGACAACGCAGTCATCGAAGGTGACGACCGCTCCGGCACCGCGTTGGTTGCTACCAACCGCGTCGGCAACTATGCGCAGTTGTTCGACAAGGTGGCTGTTGTGACGACCTCGCAGCGCGCAACCAAGTCGGCCGGTCGCTCGGACGAAATGCGCTACCAGATCGCCATGAAGGCCATCCCCGAGATGAAGCGCGACGTTGAAGCCATGATGATCAGCAACAACGTGGCGGTGGCTGGCAACAGCACCACGGCGCGCAAGTCGGCTGGCCTGGGCGCGTTCATCTACACCAACATCTCGCACGGCGGCGCTGGCGCTACGGCTGCGCACACCTCGGGCGCTCCGACCACGGCCCTGACGGCCGGCACCAACCGCGCATTCACTGAGGCGCTGTTGAAGACCGTGCTGCAGGCCATCGCCACGAACAGCGGTGAACAACCCAGCCTGATGTCGGTCACTCCGTCGCACAAGGGCACGTTCTCCGGCTTCCCCGGCATCGCGGCTAACCGGTTCCAGACCTCGCTGTCTGCGAAGCAGCAAAACCGCATCGTTGGCGGCGCTGACGTGTACATGGGTGACTTCGGCGAACTGACTGTGGTGCCCAACTACGTGCAGGCCACGGCCAACAGCGATACCGCGCTGATCCTTAACCCGGATCACTACGGCCTGGCGTACTTCCAGAACTGGAAGACCGATCCGCTGGCCAAGACCGGCCACACCGACAAGGAAATGGTTTTCTGCGAGGTGCTGACCGTGGTCACCAGCGAAGCGGCGAACGGCAAGGTCGCCAACCTGACGCCGTAAGCCAACCAACCGTGAGGGGAGGGGGCTTCGGCCCCCTTTTTTACGCATGGACGAAGTTTTCAAGATTCAGGATTACGACCCGCAACTGGGCATCGCTACCACGGTGCACCGCGTTGAGGGCAAAGCAGTCATCCAGAAGACCTATGACGCTGAGCCGTTCATTGAAGCCGCGAAGTCGATGCGACATGCGTCTAGCGGCGAACGTTGGGGCGAGCTGCGGCACGTTGGGTTCATCCCGCCCGCCGAGCTGGGCAAGATGATGCGGCAAGACGGTGGACTGGATCGAAAGCGGCTGACTGCGTGGCTAAAGGCCAATCCTGCGCTGGTGACGTTTGACAGGCTGCTCAAATGAGCTATTCCCAGCTTACGACCGATGTCGCTTCATGGCTGCATCGCGCTGACATCACGCAGGCCAACTTCTCGCGGTTTACTGCGATGGCTGAAGCTCGCATGGCTCGGTTACTCCGCGTGCGTCAGATGGAAGCGCCGCTTGTCTCGACTGAGATTGACGCGGACTATGAGATTGCGCTACCTGCCCACTTCGTGGCAACAAAGGTGCTGTACTCGGTCGGATATGAGCGCACTCCGCTGACGGCTCAAACGCTGGACTACATCACGTCGCGCGGGGTCGTCTACGGCATCCCAAAGAACTTCGCAGTCACTGCTGATGCTTGGCGATTTGACGGGACTGGTTCTGTCGCTGGAACGTATTACCAAGCACTCCCGAGCCTTGAGACTGACGGCACGACCTGGCTAGAGACTCTTGCGCCTGATTTGTACCTGTTCTCCGTGCTTGCCGAAGCGTGCATGTTCGTTCAGGACTCAGAGCGTGCCGCGCTGTATTCAGGTCGTGCGCGTGAGTTGCTGCAAGAGGTCAACGCCAACGACCAGCGAGACCGCTTTAGCGGCCTGCTTGTTTCTTCCAAGAGGCTCTGATGCTCACCTACAAAGAACGATACGACCTCATCAGTGACGCTGTATTTCAGCAGCGCATTCAATATGCGGCCTGGGTCACTGCGCTCGCGTTCGCCAATGAAGTGCCAGGCACTGGGAAGCGCAGGCAGTGGGCAAAGGCTGCTCTCCAAGGCGCTCTTGACACTGATGTCATGCGGCGCTTTGCAATCCAGGTCAGCGCAAACCAGAACGTTGGCGCCGCTGGCAAGAATGCCCTAGATAGTGACATCCAGGCGGCCGTTGACGCTGTAGCTTCGGACGTTGCCGGATGAAATTCCTGCCTGACGCGCCCCGCGACACTCCCGAAGTGCTCACGGAAGTTGAGGCTGTGCCTACCGTCCGAGGGTATGCGGGGAGCCCTACCGTCATCAATGGCGGCTATGCGGCGCTATCTGCTGCCTGCAATGGTGCGGCGCCCATCTTCAAGCTCGACGGCTCTATGCGGATTTTCGCTGGCACGCAGAGCAAACTGTACGAGGGATCGGGCGGAACGTGGACGGATCGCAGCCGGGCAGGCTCGTACACGACAGGCGACATCCGCTGGTGTTTCGCGCAGTTCGGCGATACCACGCTTGCGATAAATAAGGCCACCGTACTTCAGAGCAGCACAAGCGGCGCATTTGCTGACGTAGCAAACGCCCCAAAGGCTGCGGTGATGGAAACGGTTGGCGGGTTTGTGATGCTCGCCAACACCGACGATAGCGGTCTCTCGATCACTGGCGGGCCGAACGCCGAACAGGGCAATCGGTGGTGGTGCTCGCAGTTGTTTAATGCCACCGGCACATGGGCGCCTTCCGCAGCGACTCAGGCGACAACGGGTCTGTTGGTTAGCTCGCCCGGCAAGATTGTTGCTTTGAAGCGGCTTGGCGATCAGGTTGTAGCCTACAAGCAGAGGGCTATCCACGTCGGGCAATACGTCGGGCCTCCCGATGTATTCGACTGGCAGCTAGTCCCCGGCGAGATTGGCACGTGGTCTAACGAAGCTGTCGTTAGCACCGGCACTGCGCATCTGTTCATCGGACACGAGAACATCTACCGCTTCGACGGCTCTCGTCCTGTGCCGATTGGCGATGGCATCCGAGAGTGGTTCTTCGCCAGGCTCAACAAGAGCTATGCCTACCTGATTGCGGGCATCCACGACCGCAACACTAGCACCGTGTGGTGGTGGTATCCGAGCGGCTCAAGCACAACGCTTGACTCTGTGCTGGTCTACAACTACGTTGCGGATCGGTGGGGACACGCTACCGACGCGACTCTAGGGGCGGCAGTCACGGTCTACCCCGTGCAGACAATCCAGGCGCAAATCACATACGACAACCTGTATACGTCGCTCGGCATCTCCAATCCGCAATACGACCAGATGCCGAACATCAGCTATGACTCGCCTTTCTGGCAGGCTTCGGCTCCTGTGATGGCGGTCATTCGAGATGACAAGGTGCTTTACACGCTAACCGGCTCTGCTTCTGATAGCTCGATTACGACGGGCTATTGGGGCGACCAGGAGCGATTCTCGTTCTGTGACCGTGTTCGGGCTAAGTACCGCACGAAGCCGACTGATAGCACGTTGACTCCATATGCAGTCACTGAGCTTGGGGCCGACGTGGCTACTGGCTCGGCAACTCTGAACGTGGATCGATACGACGTTTTGCAGTCGGCTCGCTGGCATAAGTTCAAGCTTGAATTTGTCGGGCCTTTTGAGGTTGAAGCGGTCACTCCGCGACTGAAGACTCAAGGTTATGAATAGCGTAACCCCTGACCCGCGTCTTCCGCTGAACATTGACAACTCGTTCCGGCTGAAGTTAGCAGACTACCTCAGTGAGTTCGCGCGTTCGATCAATCAGGCGGCGAATTTGGTGCTGTGGAAGACGGTGGCGGTATCCACTGCTTATACGGCAGGCGTCAACGATCACATCATCCGCTGCACTAGCGGGCCGTACACGGTGACGATCCCGAGCGCGTCAAGCATGAACGGAAAGCGCATCGTAATCAAGCGGGCTGATTCAGGTACTTCGACGCTCACCATCTCAAGCGCATCAGGAAACATCGACGGCGCTGGCTCAACTTCACTGACAACCGCTTGGCAATCGCGCGAGTTGTTTAGTGATGGCACTCAATGGCTTCTGGTCTAGGAAATTACATGGCTGACAATCTCGGGCTCTCGCAATACGGTTACGCGCAACAGCCGTGGCAAGGGCCTTACGGCTATTACGAGCAGCAAACGCCTTTGGGTTCATTCGGCGCAGCGAATCAACAGCAGGCGCAAAGCTCGCAAGCCTTCAATCCGTACATCGGGCAGCAGACTCAGGCGCCTGGGCAGATTGGTCCTGTTGGCACTCAGTACGCGGGTTCTAACCCGTACCTTGGCCAGACGACTCAGGGTGTCAACTACCAAGCCGCGCAAGGTGCTGGAACCAATGCCTACGCTGGTGCGAATCCGTACCTTGAGGCGAGCATTGGCGGCGCTGCAAAGGACATGACGAACGCGTTCAACGATACGACAAACGCGCAATTTGACCGGCAGGCGGCGCAGTCTGGATCGTTCGGAAACACCGGGGTAGAAGCGGCTCGTGGGCGGGCTCAGAACGATCTGAGCAAGAACATCGGCAACATGGCTTCCGGCGCGCGGATGCAGGACTACACGGCGCAGCAGGGCCTAGCGGAGAACGCACTCAACCGCACGCAGGGGCTGAACCAGTTCAATGCAGGGAATCAACTCCAAGCCGGGATGGCTAACAGCGGATACAACGCGGGCGACCTGAGCCGCAATCTCGCTGGCGCGCAGGCGGTGTCCATGTTTAACGCTGGGCAGGGCAACCAGATGGGGCAGTTCAACGCCAATCTTGGGTTGGGACAAGGCCAGTTTGCGTCAACTCTCGGACAGAACGACCTGAACAGGAACAGCAACCTCATGCAGTCCATGGGGCAGTTCAATGCGGGCACGCTCAACCAGAACAGCCAATTCAACGCTGGGCAAGGTAATGCGCTGAACCAGTTCAACACTGGTCAGGGCAACCAGATGATCCAGAACGCGCTCAGTCGCAATCAGAATCAAGGTCAGTTCGATGCCAACATGAACTTCAATACGAACCAGTTCAACGCTGGCCAACAGCAGCAGGGGTTCAACAACTATTGGACCAATGCGCAAAACCTGTATGGCATGAACAATTTGGGTCTGACAAACGCCAACACGATACAAAACACTCCGCTCAATTACTGGCAGCAGTTCATGCAGGGCGCGAACCAAGCTGGCGGGAATGGCGGCACTAGCTCGCAGAACAACCCCGGAAACCCTTTGCTAGGCGCCATCGGCGGATGGCAGATGGGCTCCAAGATCTTCGGAGGCTGACATGCCCAATCAATACACCCGTTACGAAGCAAACGACCAACGTGCTGTAGGGCGCGGCATCCCCGCCGATGTCCTGGCGCAGTTGCTTGCCGGGCAAGAAGTGCCTGGATGGTCAACGTCGTATGCACCAAAGACGATATACCAGGGCGGCGACGCTGGAGACTACTACGTCCCTAACGCGGGCTACACGGAAGGCCCGCAAGCCTTCCAGTACAAAGACCCAACAAAGGAGTGGTATTCGACCTATGACCCGTCCGGCGCCTTGATGAATGAGGGCAATGGCAACAACAAGATGACCACCAAGGATTACCTAACGTATCTGGCCCTAGTGGCCGGTGCTGGTGCGTTGGGTGGCGCGGGAGGCGCGGGAGGCGCGGCGGCTGGTGGCGCTGAGGCTGGCGGCATGACCGCAGCAGAGGCGTGGGGTAGCGGGGCTGGCCTAGGTGGCGACACACTAAGCGCAATGGGCACAACCGGCGGTAACGGCCCCCTTGGCGCTGGTAGTGCTGGCGGCGGCATGACGGCGGCCGAAGCCTGGGGCAGCGGCGCAGGGCTGGGCGGCGACACGCTGTCTGCTGGCGGCGCGAACCTTGGCGCGGGTGGCTACACCTCTGCAGCCGGCGGCGCTGCTGGCAGCGGTGCTGGCAGTGGCGGCCTGTGGGAAGCGGCAAAGTCCGTCGTTAGCCCCGCAGTTTCTGCGCTCACCAGCGGCAACGGCTCAACGCTAGGCGGGCTGCTTGGCGCTGGCCTTGGAGCCCTGTCGTCCAAAGACCAGACGACCAGCAGC